TCTATGAAGAGGTAGATAATCCTTCTATGCGTTCTGTTAAAATGACTCGTAAAGATTTCAAACAATTCTATCGAGGTAAGAATGGCAGTCGCATCTACTAATGCTTGGAAAGTTAATGTAGAAGAAACAATCCAAAGAGGTGTAAAGAATGAGTTCTTTAGCTCTCTTCCTGTCTTTCGTTCCAGAGATTTTCAACATAGAGGTAATCAATTTTGTATTCTAAAGGGAAATGATTCTAACGCACAAAATACAATGTATGCTGTATTACCAAATAATTATAACCTAACCTTAGAGTTTTTTATGTTAGACCATAAACGCAACGATGTAACTGTAAAGCGTTTTTTTAATACTGTATCCAGAATAGAAGAGATATTTTATACATTGGTAGACCTTGATCCGTTATTTAGTTGTACTATCAATGGAATAACTTATGAAGATGATGTAGAGTTTGATGGATACAGAAAAGCAACTTTTGATATAACCGTAGGAAATGTACGATAATGGCACTGACATACGAAAATATTACTTATGAAAAGATTATGATTCCGTTGCGTGATAAGTTACGCACAGAGTTTAAAGGTGGATTGCCAATATACTTTGATAATCAACATCAAGATATTGGTACAAAATCATTACGCATTTATCCTACCTCACAAGAATTAGTAGAAAAAAGAACAAAGTCCTACATCAATGTTTACAATATACAGATGGATTATATATTGAAAACATACAGAGATGACGAGAAGGCATTAGACCAGATGTACAAAGATGTTACCAGAATTGAAACCATATTGTTTAATAACTCAAATGGTGGAGATATTCCTTATTTCTATGCAGGTATGCCTGAAGTAGAGCATAATGTAGACGCAGGAATAGATAATGTCTATGTGTCAAGAATAACCGTTCCAGTGCTGTACGAAGAGGTACACGAGCAGTTTGTGAGATTTATTACCTCGAATGATAAATTCTTTGTACTTTCAGATGGATCTTTTTATATTGTAAGGAGTTAATTATGGCAAAAAAATATAAATTAAAAGATGGCTTACTGCCACGCAAACCAAGTTTCTTAAAATTAGGAAAAGAAAAATGGTATTTATTAAACAATGGTAAATCAGTAGAATTGGATATTGTGCCAGAATTAGCAAAAGATTATATAGAAGAAGTAAAGTCAAAAGTAAAAAAAGAGGTAAAGAACGATGGCGAACAGTAAAGTAAGTTTTAGTCCAAAAGATTTTCAGTTAGCGATAGCTCCTGAAACAGCAGCAGGTACTGCAATTCAAGCAGCAGGTAACGGAACATTTAATTATATTAATATTGACTCTATTGAGTTTCCTTCATTAAACCCACAACAGGTGTTAGATGTAAGACACGGAACTGGTAGAACATTAAAAGCAGTTGATATGTTCTTAACAAATAAATTAACTGTAAAAGAAATAAGTTTTTCAGGTATCGCAGATGATACTATCTTACCAGTGCTTTTACAAAACATCACTCAAGAAACTTCTTCTACTTACGATATTGAGTTTGACTATGATCCAACAGAAATTAAAGTAGGCGATGTATATTCTGACAACACTGGTACTTTTACCGTTTTAATTGAATCACCACAAAGTGGTTATCAAATGCTATTTGGTGGTTGTGTATTAACATCACTTACTATTAGTGCAGATATTGGCGAAGAGTCAGGAAGAGTTAAATTTTCAGGAACATTTAAATCAGGTATGGTTCCAGATTTATCACCAACAGATTTAGCACCTTCAAATGGTACAGCTCACTTTAACTCTAATTACTTTATGTCAGATTATGGCGATGCAGGTGATGCAGGAGCAGATACAACTATTGCAGATATTCCAGATCCAATTTTAAAATCATTTAGCTTCACGCTTGAGAACGATGCTCAATTTATGGGTTTTGACGCAGCAGGAAGCTACCAAGTAATTGCAAGAGCTTTACCAGAAGTTTCTGCAACCCTTGAAGCAAGTGTAAAATACGATGACGAAACAGCAAGATTGGTTGAGGACTTCAACAATCAATCAACTGGTACAGTTGCAAATACTTTAGCAGCACTAACCGACTCAACAAGAAATGTAGGAATATCAATGCCTACTTCTATTATTACAGATGTTAGTTTTTCTGAAGAGGAAGCAATGTTCTTATCAGTTAGCACAAAAGCAGTTGCTGGTACATCAGGTAATCTTGTTTCAATAACAGAAGAATAAAACAAATAAAGGATAATCGATGTCTAAAAAAATAACGCTTAAGAGTGGCAATAAAGCTACCCTTATAGAAATGTCTGTAGACGCTTTTGACAAATGTATGGATTCTGTACAATTTGAAGAAGTAGATGGACAATCAGTAATTAAAAATCAATTTGCATTAAGTACACTATGGATTAGAAATGGTGTGAAAGGTGCAGATGATAAATTTATTAAATCTTTATCTATAAATGATAGAGTAGAATTACAACTTGCTATTCAGGAATACAATAGCTTGGGGGAATAGAATCCCTCTCACTTGAGTTAAATATATTGATAGATGATTGGTGTGAGGGTTGCAAATATTCTACCTTTCCATATAAAGCTAAGTTACCTCTTAAAAAGAATAACAGCGTTCACACCTTTACATCTATGGACGATGTATGGTATGTTATCAATCTCTTAAAAGAAGAATTAGAAGAACATAACGAAACAGCAGAAAAGAAGTTTGAACTACATCAAACTATTAAGTCACATCTACCTTTTTTTGCTTGTCCTAATCATTTTCTAACCAAAGAATCTCAAAGAGATATTAAAAGATATACGTATTCACAGAAGATGAATGTACCTCCTTATGAAGGTTCTTACGGAAATCACCCAAAAAAATGGATTGATAAGTGCAATGTTATAGAAAAAATGTTAAATTATATCCAATCAGAACAATTTAAAAAGAACAAGTAATGGCAGATACAAAACTAAAAGTACAAATTCAATTCCAAGCTACTGGTGATAAAGAGTTAGCAAGAGCATTTAAAACTGCTGCTATTGCAACAGAAAAATTAAAAAATGCTAACAAAAAATTAAATAACGAAACTAAAAAAACTACAAAAGGGTTTTTTCAAATTTCCAAAGAAGGTAGACTGGTAAGGAATACTTTTGCTACTATTCGTAGTAAGTTATTACTTATGTCTTTTGCTTTTACTTTGGTTACTGGTACTGTTGGTAAATTTATACAAAAATCTGCTCAATTTGAAAAAGTTAAAACTAGATTAAATGCTATGTTTGGCTCTGTGGACAGGGGAACAGAAGCATTTAATAAATTTAATAAAATAGCTGCTACAACTCCATTTACTTTAGAAGATATTGTTGAAGCTGGTGCTTCGTTAAAAGCATTCGGTGCTGATGCAGAAGAATTAATAAAACCTGTTTCTGATTTAGCTGCATTTATGGGAACTTCTGCAACGGAAGCAGCACAAGCGTTAGGTCGTGCATTTGCAGGTGGTGCAGGAGCAGCAGACATACTTCGTGAAAGAGGTATTTTGCAATTAGTAAAAGATAGTCAAGGTATTAAAGATTTAACAAAAATTACTTTACCAGAGTTTAGAAAAGCATTAGAAAAAACTATTACTGACCCTTCAGTTGGTGTAGCAGGTGCTACAGATAAGTTATCTAAAACAATGTCTGGTTTATTCTCTAATTTAGGTGACTCGTTCTCAAGACTTTCTGCAGCAATAGGAGATGTTGCTACTGGAGGTATGTTTAGAACTGGCGTTGAAACTATGACAGTATTGTTTAGTAAAATGGCAGAAGCTCTAAATGAAATCAATAAAACAGATATAGAAAAAATTGATGAAATAAGAAAATCATTAGGTATGCCAGTTATTCCAAGAGATATGGAAGAACAAGGTGAGTCTTTAACTTCTATAGCAGACTCTTTAAGAAAAACAGTTAATCCAGGAAGAGATGCTTCTATCATATTTAACGAACTGAAAACAGCTTTAGAAGATTTTGAAAAAGCTCAAGCCACTGTTGATTTATTTGGAGATAAAACTGCTATTGGTACTCTTTCAAAAGGAAAAGCAAATCAAAATCTGGAAAAAGCAAAAAATCAAGTAATTGCATTAAATACAGAGTTTCAGAATTTACAAAAACTAATTATTGCCGAATCAGGAGAAGGTTTTGAGCTTGACCCATTTAGTGGTATCAGAAGTTTAAATATGATTGATGCTTTTTCTCAAGAGCTTTTTAAAATTGAACCAAGAGGGTTATTTCCAAGTAATGAAAATTTAGGTAAAGGTTTAAAAGCGTTTAACGATGATTTGAAAAAACAAATAGAAGCAATAGATAACACAGCATTAGGTGAAGCTTATTTAGCTATGGTTGAATTTGAACAAATATTTCAAGACCAGCTAATTGGTGGATTTATGAACTCCTTCAATCAAATACTTTCATTGCAAAAACAAAATCTTGATAAAAGAATAGATAATGAATTAAAAGCATTGAAAAAAACTGATAGATTTAGAAATGC